AGGTCAGATTTTCTAGGGTGGTGTCTTTTTTATTTACAGTGCATAATCATCCGCATGGCGAATCCAGAATATGAAGAAGCGCGAGCCAGGAAGGTCGCGGCAGAGGCAGAAATCACACAACTAGAACTCGCAAAAGTTCGTGGAGAGCTTGTCGTGGCGGAAGATGTCATCTCCGCTTGGTCTGACACGCTCAGTAGTCTAAAAGCTAAATTGATATCGATCCCATCTAAGGCAGCACCCATCGTGGCGGCAGAAGACGAAGCAGGAATCTGCCAGAAAATCATTGAGGATCTGGTAAGAGAGGCATTGGAAGAGCTAAGTAACTATGAGCCGAGAATTAGTCCCACAAGCACACAAGGAACTTCAGCAGCATCTGAGGAAAGCGTTTCAGGTGATGAAACCACCGCCGCGCCTAAGCGTAAGCGAGTGGGCCGACCTAAAAAGACGGCTGGACTCTCAAAGTAGTGCGGAACCTGGACGTTGGTACACTTCGAGAGCTGAGTATCAGCGCGGCATCATGGACGCTTGTTCCGATCCTGCTGTGCGTGAAGTTGTGGTTATGGCTGGCGCGCAGCTCGGCAAGACAGAAGCGATCCTTAATATCATTGGCTACCACATGGATCACGATCCATGTCCTGTTCTTGTACTACAACCTACGCTTGAGATGGCGCAGGCTTTCTCGAAAGACCGTTTGGCTTCGGGACTCATTAAAGCAACACCCGCGATTCGCGGGAAGGTGAAAGATCCTCGTGCAAGAGACGCAAACAACACGACGTTACACAAAGTATTCCCAGGCGGAGCGATCACTATCGTTGGCGCAAACAGTCCGGCTGGCCTTGCTTCGCGCCCTATTCGGCTAGTGCTCTGCGATGAGGTGGACCGCTACCCGACATCAGCGGGATCGGAAGGCGACCCAATCCAGTTGGCGAGAAAGAGAAGCGCGACATTCTGGAACCGCAAGGTTGTCATGGTCAGCACTCCAACTAATAAAGGTGACTCGCGCATCGAGCAAGCATACGAGCAATCAGACATGCGCCAATATAACGTGCCATGCAAACATTGTGCCAAACCTCAAGTTTTGAAGTGGTCAAACGTCGTTTGGCGAGATAACAACCCAGATACTGCGGGTTACGCATGCGAGCATTGCGGAGTCGTCTGGTCTGATTCTGATCGTGCATACGGGATCGCGCACGGTTATTGGCAGGCACAATCTGAGTTTAAGGGCGTTGCTGGCTTTGCAATCAATGGTTTGTGCTCACCTTGGACGCCTCTATCAGATGGAGTCAGGGACTTCATTAACGTGCGTAGAAATCCGCAGCAGCTTCGTGTGTGGACAAACACATATCTTGGCGAGACTTGGGAAGACGAAGGCGAAACGGTTGACGAATACTCACTGTTTGAGCGTCGGGAAGACTTTGGCGGCAAAGTACCAGAAGAGGTTGCGTTTATTACATGCGGAACGGACGTACAGGATGATCGATTGGAGCTGAGTTTGATTGGATGGTCAACAGATGATGAGTCGTTTGTGTTAGATCACAAGATTCTGTATGGCGACCCATCGACACCGCAACTATGGAATAACCTTGCATCGATCTTGTTCAGCTCATGGGAAACGCATGACGGCAGAGAGCTTCCGATCAGAGCGACATGCATCGACTCTGGCGGACACCATACGCAGGCTGTCTACAACTTTTGTAAGAAACATGCAGCGCATCGTGTCTTCGCAATCAAGGGGATTGGCGGCGAGATTGGATCAAAGCCGATTGCTGGTCGCCCAAGTAAAAACAACTCAGGCAAGTGCCCATTGTTCCCGATTGGCGTAGATACAGCCAAAGATTTACTGTTCAGTCGCTTCCGCATCACAGAAGAGGGTGCGGGCTATATTCACTTCTCAGAGCACCTTCCTGACGAGTATTTTAGGCAACTGACAGCAGAAAAGATTGTCACGCGCTTTCATAAGGGGTATAGCAAGCGAACTTTTGTTAAGATACGTCCCAGAAACGAAGGTTTGGACTGTATGGTCTATGCATTGGCGGCGTACAATATCTTAGGCGTGAATGTCAACGCGATTATGGCTAAAATAGAGGAGCGTCGGCAGACGGTTGAAGAAGTGGTAGATCAACCAGAGCCATTAACGCGAGTCAGACGGCCTGGTAGGGGCGGTCGCCCAGGTGGGTTCGTAAATAATTGGAGATAGCGAATGGCTAATGCTTTTGATGCCGCAAACGCACCTGAAGGCGAACCGTCTGAAGTCGTTGTAGGCGATTTTATTCAGTTTAAGCGGTCTGATCTGGTCGCGGATTATCCACCATCAGAGTACACAGCAACATATATCGCTCGCATTACTGGCGGTGGAGCCAGTGAGATTCAGCTTACCGGTACAAATTACAATTCTGGCGAAGCCTATCTTTTCACTGTGGCGTCAACAGACTCTGCTGATTTCAATCCTGGTTACTATCATTGGCAGCTTGAGATCGTCAGAAACTCAGACAGCAATCGAGTTGTTGTTGATCGTGGCGCATTTACCGCGATTGTTGACTTAGATGTCAACAACTCCGATCCACGTACACATGATGAGATCATGTTGACCAAGATTCAGACGATCTTAGAGGGTCGAGCTGATGGCGATGTTGAGAGTTACTCGATTCAGGGACGTTCACTCACAAAGATTCCAATCAAAGAGTTGATGGAGTGGGAGCGCCATTACCGGCAGCGTGTAGAGCGTCAAAAGAAGAAAGAGGATATCCGGTTGGGTCGTAAGACGGATAGCACGATTAAGGTGAGGTTCAGTTAATGGGCATGTTAGATTTTTTCCGCAAGTCAAAGCCCGTTAGCAAGCGTCGTTATGACGCGGCATCGGTCGGGCGTCTGTTCTCAGACTTCAAGCCATTCCAGAAGTCAGCAGATGCAAACATTCGCCATGATCTTCTGACAATTCGCAATCGAGCGCGCGATCTTTCTCGCAATAACGAATACGCCAAGCGTTATCTTCGCTTACTGCGTCAGAACGTCGTAGGCGAACGTGGTGCTACATTGCAAGTCAAGGCGCTCGGTTTAGACAACCGTCTGGACGTGGCGGGTAATGACATCATCGAGACAGCATTTCGTGATTGGACTCGCAAGCAAAACTGTACAGTGACCGGCACGATGACATTCATCGATTGCCAGAATCTCTTTATCGAGTCTTTGGCGCGCGATGGTGAAGTGCTGATCCGCAAGGTGCGTACTCGTACTGAGCATGGATTCGCCATTCAGTTTCTTGAGCCAGATCATCTCGATGAGAAGAAGAATGAGCGCTTACCCAACGGCAACTTCATTCGCATGGGCGTCGAGTATGACAAGTTCCGCCGTCCGGTCGCATATCACATTCTGACAGAGCACCCTGGTGACATTGAATATGCGTCTGCGACACGTCGCACTGAGCGAGTTCCGGCGGACAATATCTTACACATCTATGACCCTGATCGTGCAGAGCAGTCTCGCGGAGTGCCATGGTTTGCAACGGCACTGTCTGCATTAAAGATGCTTCACGGTTACCGCGAGGCTGAGTTGGTCGCTGCGCGGACGTCGGCGAGCAAGATGGGTTTCTTTACGTCACCAACTGGCGATGGATTCACTGCTGATGATTTGGAAGATTCGATCGTGCCAATCATGGAAGCAGAGCCGGGAACATTCCATCAGTTGCCACAAGGCGTCAACTTCACACCTTGGGACCCTGCACACCCAACCACTGCGTTTGGCGACTTTGAGAAGTCAGTGCTTCGCGGTATCGCAGCGGGACTTGGCGTTTCATATCACTCGCTAGCGAACGATCTGACACAAACGAGCTACTCATCAATCCGCCAAGGAGCGATCGAGGATCGTGAGTTTTATAAGCAGATGCAGCGGTTCATGATTGACCACTTCATCATGCCAATCTACGAGGAGTGGCTGAACTCAGCAATGACTTATGGCAAGGTGCAGATCCCGCTTCGCCGGTTTGACAAGTTCTTCAATGCATCAATGTTCCAGCCACGCGGATTCTCATGGATTGATCCGCAGAAAGAGATCAACGCGCACGTTACTGCGTTGCAGAATGGCTTGATTTCGATGCAGGATGTCCAGAACAACTATGGACGCGATGTTGATGAGACGTTTGCTCAGATTGCGCGCGACAAGCAACTGGCGGAACAGTATGGATTGAAGATTGCATTTGAACCATTTGGCGCGAACACCAACGCAGTCGATCCAGATATCACAGGAGAAGACGATGAGTTACAAGCCGACTGAGGGCATGGTTGAGGAGGCTGAACGTGGTCTTGAATGGCGCAGAGAATTTGGTCGTGGTGGCACAGAAGTTGGCATAGCTCGTGCTAGGGATATCTCGAATGGCGAAAACCTAAGCGAGAGCACCGTAAAGCGCATGTTTTCATTCTTCAGCCGTCACGAAGTGGATAAAGAGGCTGAAGGCTTCCGTCCTGGTGAAGATGGTTATCCGTCAAACGGTCGGATCGCTTGGGCTTTATGGGGCGGAGACGCAGGATTCTCTTGGTCACGTCAAATCACAGACCGGCTAAAGGCCGAGGAAGAGCGCATGGAAGAGCGTAACGACGCTGAGATATCTGATGCAGTTGAAAAGAATCTGCGTAAACAGGTTGAAGAACATAACGAAGATGTCGGGAATGCCGAGTCTAAGCGCACGAACTACCGCACATTGGCGGCAGTATTCCGTCGTGGTGTTGGTGCTTACTACACCAATCCAGAGTCTGTTCGTCCTACGGTAAAGTCACCTGAGCAGTGGGCTTATGCGCGCGTATCTTCATACCGTTATGCGCTTCGCAACGGCAAGTTCCGCAGTGGGAAGCATGACACGGATCTATTACCGGCGGGACATCCAATGTCTAGCAAGGAAAGATCAATGGAAGAGATGCGACCATATCCGAATGAGCATGCTGCTCGTATCAATGACCCCGCAAAGTATGACGAGTTCCGTCGTGAAAATGATGCTGGCGGAGCCGGTGTAGACTTTATCTATGGCATCTTTACTGAAAACGAAGAGCGCAAATCAGAGCTGCAGGCTATCCGATTTGACAAGGATCAGTATACAATGGAGCAAGCACGGGCTTGGTTGGATGAAAACAACTTCAGTCCGATTGAATTTGAAGAGGCTACAGGTGAGCGTATGGACAAGCGACATATTGTTTCTATCACAGAGACAGATGACTCGTTCCTGATCGAGCTTGGCAAGAGCGAGATGTATGAGGGCGTCAACCTGATGCCTGAGCAAATCGAAGAAGCGGAAGGTGAAGAAGAGACTTCTGCGATGCCAGAGATGGAAACAGAGCGTCTAATGAAGAGCGAGAAGCTAACTCGCGCACAGCACATGGATGCCGAAGATGTTGATGATCGGCGTGTGCGGATGTCAATTTCTTCTGAGGCGGCTGTAGAAAGGTCGTTTGGCGATGAAGTTTTAGACCATGGTGAAGGGTCGATTGATCTGTCATTCCTTCGCTCTGGCAATGCGCCACTGCTTTTGGATCATGATCCAGAGAAGCAGATTGGCATTATTGAATCTGTCGAACTCGACGGCTCGGCACGGCGACTCCGTGCGACGGTGCGTTTTGCAACAAATGCACTTGCCAACGAGGTATATACAGATGTCAAAGATGGTATCCGTAAGAATGTATCGATCGGTTACCGGATTGACAAAATGGTTCGTGATGATGATAACCCTACGGTTTATCGCGCAACATCATGGCGACCAATGGAGGCCAGTATTGTTGCCTTGCCAGCCGACGTGACTGTTGGGGTTGGGCGCAGCATTGAATCCACCGAAGAACCTAAAGTTGAAACAGTTTCCATTACGGAGGTACGGACAATGGAACAGCAAAACGAACAGGTCCGCGATGACAATGTTGCGGCCTACAAAGAAGTGAGCGAGATCTTAGATATCGCTGCGAAGCACAACCAACGCGCCTTGGCTGACGAGTGTATCCGTAAGGGATATAACCTCGCTGAGTTCCGTGGCATGTTGCTTGAGAAGTTGGCGGACAAGCCACTTGAGCTTAACGATGTTGACATGACTCCAAAGGAAGAGCGCAAGTATTCTTTGATGCGCGCTATCCGTGGCGTTGCAACTGGTAAGTTCGATGGTCTTGAGCGTGAAGTATCAGACGAACTTTCTCGTGTACATGGTAAAGACGCGCGTGGTTTCTATGTACCACACAGCATCTTCAAGCGTGACATCCTGACTTCTTCACCAGCTAACGGATCAAACTTGGTCCCTGAAGACCACCTGGCTGATGAGTTCATCGATGCGCTTCGTGCGAATCTCGTGATCTCTGGATTGGGTGCTCGCATGATGTCTGGACTCAAGGGTGACGTTGCAATCCCTGCATTGAATGCAAAGACTTCTGTCGCATTCGTTGCTGAGAACAACGCTCCATCTGAAGGTGCTCCAACATTCCGTCAGGTAACTATGACTCCTAAGACTTGCGTATCTTATGTAGATATCTCTCGCAAGTTGATGATGCAGTCTGATCCATCAGTTGAACAGATCTTGCGTCAGGACATGACTCAGCAATTCGCTTCTAAGATCGACGAAGTTGCGATCGAAGGCGGCGGCGCGAATGAGCCAACAGGTATCCTCGGTACTAACGGCATCGGTTCTGTTGCTATCGGTACTAACGGTGGCGCGATCACTTACGCTTCTCTGGTTGACCTAGAGCGCGAAGTAGCGATCGACAACGCCTTGGCAGGAAACCTAAACTACCTGACCAACCCGAAGGTTGTCGCAGAAATGCGTCAAACTCCACGTCAGACTTCAGGCGTTGAAGGCAACTTCATCCTGAACGATAGCAACACAGTATTGGGCTACAACGTAGCATCAACTACTTTAGTGCCATCTGACCTGACTAAGGGTACTTCATCTGGCGTGTGTTCAGCGGTTGTCTTCGGCAACTTTGCTGACCTCATGATCGGCATGTTCGGCGGATTGGATATCCTCGTTGATCCTTACACTGGTTCTTCAACTGGTGCTACTCGGATCGCGATGTACCAAGACATCGACGTGGCAGTACGCCATGCGGAATCTTTCGCGGCAATCAAGGACGTTACTACGTCCTAATGATAAAGAAGGGGGCTTCGGCCCCCTTTTTTTATGCAAAAGATAGAGCACTACAAGAATTATCACGAAGGGGAAACATGCGCCGTTTTATGTGGCGGACCATCACTTCCTTTGGACTTACGCAATCTACCCGAAGAAGTGGACGTTCTGATTGGCGTAAATCAACACAGCTTGATTCTTCCATGCGATTACATTGTCTTCAGTGATCGTCACATGTGGCCTTTGATTGAATCTATCAAGGACTGCAAATACATTACTCATCTAAATAAGTTTGATACCAGTAGAACAATTCACGCTAGCATTTGGCCTTCGATGGGCTATTCCGGTCAGCGCGCTATTTACGCAGCAGATTACATGGGCTTTGAAAAAGTGTATGTTTGCGGCATGAATCAATATGACCAGAATGAAAAACGGGAGTATTGGTGGGAAGGTCCGCAGTGCAAAGAGATGCAAAAGCATACACATTGCAAAGCCGATCTTGGCAGAGTTAAAGAGTTTGTTGATTCATTGAATCACCCTGAACGCATTTATTTTGTATCTGGACAGTTGAAGGAGATACACCAATGAGAGTCGAACTAACCCGTGGAATCATTTGGGATAAATTGGCCCGTGACCCCGGAACAGTATTAGAAGTCAGCGAAGTAGATGGATTCACCTTAATCGACAAGGGGAAAGCGCGCCTATATAAGGACCCTGTTTTCGAGACTACAAATCGCTCTGTCGGTCTTGAGAACAGCGCACCAGAGCAGAAAGTAACGAAGCGTCGTACATATAAGAAGAAGACGACACAGTGAAGTTTGCGACTGTTCTTCGTGGCGGTCGAGAATACACTACGGAGCATGTACACAAGTTGCGCGACATGGTGCAACAACATGCTCCTGATATGGATTTCGTTTGCCTGACTGACTCTTCGCCACAATGCAATCGCATTGCCTTGACCAAGAACTATCCTGGTTGGTGGGCAAAGATGGAACTGTTTAGGCTTCAAGGTCCTGTGCTTTACATGGACTTAGACACCATCATCTGCGGAGACATGTCACGCTGGCTTGATCAGATTAAACATAGCAAATTTGCTATATTGCGTGACGTGTATCGAGACAAACGAGATCCGCATGCCATGCAGTCATCCATCATGTACTGGTCTGGCGACATGTCAGAGATATGGGATGATTTTTCATCAAGGCCCGACTTCTCGCACCCAAATGGCGATCAAGGTTGGCTAGAGCAGCATCTTGGCGATGTGGCTTACATACAAGACTTTACTGATGATGTTGTCTCATATAAGGCACAAATCAAGAACGGCTATCCCATAGCGGATGCGAGTGTAATCTTCTTTCATGGCAAGCCAAGACCATGGGAACAAAAAGATGTCCCTTACTGATCGAAACATGATCCACATCTGGATCGGCCCAAAGCCACAACCAATGAAATGGATGGAGACGTGGCGATTAAAGCATCCTGAGTGGAAATACTTTGTCTACACAGATGCCATGTACCGATGCCGAACCTGGAAGAATCATCACTTGATGAAGCATTACTATGACCAAGGAAAGTTCAATGGCGTTGCAGATCTAATGAGGTATGAGCTGCTTTATGAGATGGGCGGGTTTGTTCCGCCAGCCGATTCTATCTGTCATCACCCGATTGATGAGTTGCTAACAGAAGATGAACATTTTTGTTATGGCGTTTACGAGAATGAGCGACTGAGACCGGGGCTAGTCTCTCCGATCTATGCGGCAAACAAGGAGAACAAGTTTGTTGGCATGCTCATTGATAAATTGCATCAGCTTAGTCCAAGTGATCTGAATCCATCACCTTGGCGATCAACCGGCAATCTGTTTATTAAGAACATGATCGAGACACATGAGCCGGACATCAAAATCTGGCCTTCGCACTATTTCATACCCAAACATCACGATCCATCGTCATCGCGCTATAATGGCCCAGACAGAATTTATGCTGATCAGATGTGGGGTTCCACGCCTGGCGGAAACGACTACGAAAGCGGAAGGAAATAACATGGCCTTTGTAGAGACAGCAGATGACCTAACTATCTTTTTTGCCGATGCTGATTCAGCAACGATTGATGGAGTCACAGTGAAGGGTCATTTCGAGAATGAGCACGATCCAGTGAATGCAGGCGGCATGGTTGAGTTTTCAATTCAGTCTGCCACGTTTACATGCAAGACATCGGATGTCACCGGTATTGCCGAAGGCTCGCTCATCACCATCAACGGATCAAGCTACGCAGTAACCGATTTACAGCCGGATGGAACTGGCGTAACAATGTTGATATTAGAGGCGCAGTAATGGCACACGTTAGAAAGACTATTCGTGAGTACTTTGGCAGTCAGCTTACTGGACTAACCACAACTGGTTCAAATGTTTTTGAGTCTCGCGTCTATCCCATGCAGTCAGCCAAGCTCCCTGCGATCATCATCTACACGACAACAGAAAGCTCTGAGGAAGTGGCGTTTAGTTCTAAGCGTGTCCAGAATCGTATGCTGAGTGTGGAGGTTCAGGGATTCGTCAGGGCTATTTCCAACTTCGACGACACGCTTGATCTGATCGCCAAGGAGGTTGAGGTTGCCATTCTTGATGACCCAAGTCTCGGTGGACTGGCTATCAACACAGAACTTACAAATACCCAAGCAGATTACTCCGGCGAAGGCGAACAGCCTGTTGGTACGATTCGCTTGACCTTTGATGTACAATACCGTACAGAGACGGGGCAACCCGAAACAGCCATTTAAGGAGGCTTTACAATGGCAACACATACCGCTGCAAACGGGGTGATTAAGGTAGGCTCAAATGCCGTTGCTGAAGTCACCGGATACAACATCGAGTACATGTCAGACACAGTTGAAGATACTGTGATTGGCGATGCCGCACGTACTTACAAGCCAACGCTCAAGTCTTTCACCGCCTCTTTGGATGCGATGTGGGACGAGACGGACTCTACAGGCCAGGGTGCATTGGTTGTTGGAACGGAAGTCACCTTTGCCATCTACCCCGAAGGCGACGACTCCGGTGACACGTACTACACAGGTTCTGGAATCATCACTGGTCGCACAGTCTCAACATCTGTTGGCGAAATGATCACAGCAAACTTCACGGTTCAAGGAACGGGCGACCTGACTGAAACCACTGTATAAGGTGACATATGAGTCTCTTAGATAAGCTGAAAGACGCAATCGAAGCAGATACGATTGAGATTGAAGTGCCTGCCTGGAAGGAGACATTTTATGTGTCTCCTCTCAGCGTTCAGGAGTTATCAAAGTTGCAACGCAAGTTTCCTGACTTTCTAAGCAACAACTCAGTCGAAGCTGCTGTCGAACTAATTATGATGAAGGCGATGACGAAGGATGGCGAAAAAGCATTTACGCTTGAGCACAAGCCATTCCTGCTGAAGCAACGCGCAACCATCGTAATGAAATTTTATTCTGTACTGGTCGGCACTGCCTTGGCGGAGGACCACGAAAAAAACTAAGGGACGACCCGCTTAGACTGAGTTTGTTTCGGCTAGCGGGTCATCTTGGAAAAACAGTACAGGAACTTGAGCGTATCCCATACACTGAACTGCTAGAATGGGTTGCATTCTTTAAGATCGAGGCAGAGCAATATGGCAGCAGCAACTCAGAAAATAATCATCCACGCGGACGATAAAACTGGTTCTGCTATTGCATCTGCCGTTCGCAACTCTAAGAAGCTAGATAAACAAATTCAGCGTACTGGCGATAAGATGCGGACTGCCACTCGGCAGTCTCGTGCTCATCTCGGTCAGCTTGGTCATCAGGTGCAGGACGTTGCGGTTCAGTTCCAGATGGGCATGAACCCGCTGATGATTTTAGGTCAGCAGGGTTCTCAGGTTGCATCGATCTTCGGAACCAAAGGAGCACTCTTTGGTGGTATCTTAGCCGTGTCCGCTTTGCTCGTTCAGCAGTTAGTTCCGAGTCTTGGCGAGACTAATCGAGAGCTTAAAGACCTTCTTGACATTGCTGACAGAGCTGGCAAGAAGCTAGCCGATATCGCTCCACGTAGAGTTTCTGATGAACAGAAAGAATTGGCTGACGCCTTAGAAGAAGCAAAGGCAAGTCTACAAGCTGAAATCCAAGAGCTAGAGAGGCTGAAGGTTGCACAAAAGGCAGCTACAGCGACAGCGGCGGCTATGCCAGAGACTGTATTGAGTCTTGGGGCCGCTAACGAAAATGCCGCCGCGACTTCTGCTCAATTCGCCACTGCGATGGAGACCCAGAAGGATAAGATCGAGGCTGCAAATACCGCAGTTCTAGAAGCCACTCAAGCATTGGAAGATTTCAGGGAACAAGTTGGCTTAACGGATGAAGCGGCCTCCGGCATGAAAGTGGAGCTTCCGACTCCTCCAACTGTTAAAGAGTTTACGCCGGAAGATGACCCTCTTGAAGGATTGAGGCGTCGAGCTGATGCGTTAAAGCGCTCGCTTGATCCAATGAAAGAGTACCAGGCTGAACTGCAAGAGCTTCAGGCAATGGAGGCGAACAACCTGATCACAACGGCGGAGTTCACTCAGGCTGTCAAGGAGTTGCGTGAGCAGTTCGTTGAGACGGGTGATGAAGCAGAAAGGTTCGGTCTGACCCTTGATGATGCAAAGCGAACAGGTATTGATTCATTAGAAGATGGTCTTGTTGGTCTGATTGGAGGCACGAAGTCGGTCAAGGAAGCGTTCAGCGACATGGCGCGCAGTGTTGTCTCAGATTTGATTCGCATGCAGATTCAACAATCGATTACAAATCCTTTAGCGGCTGCCTTGGGAATAAAGCGTGGCGCTGCTATCGGGGGTCCTGTTGAGGGTGGAAGACCGTATCTTGTTGGCGAGAAGGGTCCTGAGATAATGGTCCCCAACGGATCGGGTCGCGTTATACCTAACAACAAGATGGGCGGCTCATCAAACAACGTCGTCGTCAACGTCAACATGCAGACCGGCGAAACATCCACTGATGACGCCAACAAACTTGGCACGCTGATTGGCAACGTCGTGAAGGCTGAACTGGTACGTCAGAAACGTCCTGGCGGCTTACTGATGGCGGGAGCATAAGATGGCAACATTCACATACGTCGCATCTTATGGTGCATCGGTCACACAAAGCCCAAGAGTTCGCCAGATTCAGTTTGGCGATGGCTATGAGCAACGCGCCACATTTGGAATCAATACAGACGCCAGGACTTGGACTCTCGACTTCCGTGGACGCGATGATACGGATGCAAATGCAATCATTGCTTTCTTCGAAGCCAGAGGTGCGGTCGAAGCATTTGATTGGACGCCGCCATATGGTTCGGCAGGGAAGTGGATATGCCGGTCGTGGAGTCGATCTGTGATTTCTGATGGACTCAGCAATATATCAGCGACATTTGAAGAGGTCTTTGAATCGTGACGACTCCGCAGTCAATTACGAGTGAGATTCAGAAACTTGATCCCAGTGGCGTAGTCGAGCTATTCGTGCTTGATGCCACGGCATTTGGCGGCGAAGAGGATATCTACTATTTTCACGCCGGAACCAATGGCCTAAAAGCCAACATCACTTGGCAAGCTCAGGAATATACAGCCTATCCCATAGAAGCGACCGGATTCGATTACATCACCGGCGAGCAGATTCCACGCCCACGGCTGCGCGTATCTAACGTCAGCGGAATCATCACTGCATTGGTTTTGTTGTATGACGATTTGATTGGCGCAAAGTTGACCAGAAAGCGCACGATGGTGAAGTATCTTGATGCCGTGAACTTCCCTGGCGGAACAAACCCAGACGCAGACGATACAGCAGAGTTTCCTGACGACGTGTATTACATCGACCAAAAGGTCAATGAGAACATGAGCATCGTCGAGTTTGAACTGGCTGCATCTTTTGATGTGCAGGGCGTGAAGCTGCCAAAGCGTCAGATCGTACAGAATGTTTGCCCGTGGGTGTATCGAAGCTCTGAGTGCGGATATACCGGCACGGACTACTACGACAAAGACGACAATGAAGTTGCAACGGCTGGACAGGATGTGTGCGGCAAACGACTCAGTTCATGCAAGATACGTTTTGGTGAGAATAATGAATTGCCATTTGGCGGGTTTCCGGCAGCGGGATTGATCAAGTGATCTTGAACGATAAGGTCAAACAAGACTGCATCGACCACGCAAAAAAAGACGATCCGCGTGAAGCATGTGGTTTGATCATTATTAAGAAAGGTCGGCAGCAGTATTGGCCCTGCAATAACCTGGCGGTAAAGTCAGACAATTTCGTACTCGATCCGAACGATTACGCAGAAGCTGACGAGGCTGGCGATATTGTTGCGGTATTCCACAGTCACCCAAGCATGTCCTGTAAGCCATCAGAAGCCGACAAGGTGGCTTGTGAAGAAAGCGGACTGCCTTGGTTCATTGCTGGCCTACCAAGCGAGCAGTGGCACTTTATGGAGCCATCAGGATACGAAGCACCATTGGTCGGTCGCCAGTGGAGCCACGGCGTCTTGGATTGTTATGCATTGTGTCGTGACTACTACAAGCGCGAGCACGGACTTGATCTGTATGACTTTGACCGGCGCGACGAATGGTGGCATCAAGGCGAGAATCTATATCTGGATAACTTCGCCAGCCAAGGATTCTATGAAATAGAAATGGATGACTTGCAGCCTGGCGATGCAATTTTGATGACGGTGATGTCGGAAGTTCCGAATCATGCAGCGATCTATTTGGGTGATAATGTTATCCTGCACCACATACACGGGCGGCTATCGACACGCGACATCTTCGGTGGCTATTGGATGAAAAACGCAGTGAAGTATTTGAGACATGAGAAAGGTCCGTTTACTCGGTGAGCTAGGCAAGAAGTTTGGCAAAGTCATTCAGTTGGACGTAAAGACTCCGGCTGAAGCGGTGCGTGCGTTGTGCGTCAATTTCCCTGAGTTCGCAAAGTTCGTTGGAAGTTCTGATGAGCGCGGCGTTGGTTATCGCGTGATCGTCAACAAGAAAGATCGCGCAGTCGAAGAACTGCATGATCCTGTAGGCAAGTCAGATATTAAGATCGTTCCGGTTTTGATGGGATCGAAGCGCGGCGGCTTGGGTCAGATTATCGTTGGCGGCATCCTGATTGCTGCCGGTTATCTGGGCAACGTGTTTTTCCCTGGCAACCCTGTTTCGCCTTATTTGGTCAACGCCGGTGTGGCGATGGTCTTGGGCGGTGTTGTCCAGTTGCTGACGCCATTGCCTGACACGCCAGATGAAGGGCCGGAGAATAGGCCGTCATACATATTCAATGGTGCGGTCAACACGAGCGCACAAGGTTATCCTGTACCCGTTGGGTATGGTCGCATGATCGTTGGGTCTGCGATTATTAGTGCAGGGATTGATACGGACGACATACCGGTATGACAGAGAAAATGAAACAAGCGATCCGTGGTTCGGGCGGCGGAGGTGGCGGCAAAGGCGGCGGTGGCGGTCATACCCCCATAGAAGAGCCGGATACGCTCCGATCCAAAGCCTATGCACGGGTTCTTGATCTAGTTTCTGAAGGTGAAATCGAAGGTTTGGCGGAAGGAATGCAGTCGATATTTCTCGACGAAACGCCGCTGCAAAATTCCGATGGCACGTTCAACTTCGACAACACATCCGTGCGCGTCACGAACGGGACGCAAGGTCAGAGTTATTTGCCTGGATTCCCTGCAGTCGAAAACGAAACATTCGTCAGTACCGAAGTCACAGCCGAAACGCCGATCATTCGCACAATTACGAATCAAGACATTAACTATGTCCGTGTTCGCATGTCCGTACCGCAACTCACCCGATTAAAAGATAACGGCGATCTGGTCGGTACATCGGTGCAATATGAAATCGACGTACAGACTGATGGTGGTGGTTATGTGCCACAGATTCTTTCGCCACAATGGCGAAGCGGTGTTGTCAACATTTCTGGTGGCACATTGGCTCAATCCACAATCAACGGGTATCAGATGCAAATCATCGTCGAAGCAAGCGATGATGCTGAATACACCGTCGAATATCGCAAGCAAGGCACTGTGACCTGGCTGACCGACGGGTTGACTCAGCGCGATTTTACACTCGACTTCGGTAAATTTGGGCCAATTATTTCACCTCAATTTGGTGAAAGATGGTTAATGCCGACTGTTTCTGAATTTGCCAAATACGAAATGCGAATCGTTGTAACATCTGGAACTGCAGCGATCACTCTTTCAACCGTCAACATTGGCGGATCAACTGCCACAATTTCCGGCAAGACCACATCAAAGTATGAGCGCACCCATCTGATTCCATTGACCGGTGATGCGCCGTGGGACATCCGTGTGCGTCGAATCACTGAGGACTCAGGCAGTGTGCGCTTGGTCAATGCAACATTTTGGGAATCTTTCACTGAGATTATCGACGGGAAATTAAGATACCCGAACTCAGCATTGGTCGGATTGCGGTTCGATGCAGCGCAATTCCAGAACGTGCCAAAGCGTTCTTACGACATGAAGATGCTGCGCGTTCAAGTTCCAGACGTTTACGATCCAGAAACCAGGACATACAGCGGCGTTTGGAGCGGTACATTCAAAACTGCTTGGACGGACAATCCGGCGTGGTGTTTCTACGATCTATTGACCAACTCACGGTATGGCCTTGGCGAATATATTGATGCAACTCAGGTAGACAAATGGACATTGTTTGCCATTGCACAATACTGCGATGAGCTAGTGCCAGATGGCTTTGGCGGACAAGAACCGAGATTCACTTGCAACATCTATCTGCAAACACGGAACGAGGCATACAACATCGTCAATGCGATGGCTTCCATATTCCGTGGTATGCCGTACTGGCAGACCGGATCAATCACGCTTGGCTATGATGCACCGGCTGATCCGACGTATCAGTTCACCAACGCGAATGTCGTTGATGGCATGTTCAACTACTCAGGTTCAGCATCTAAGGCACGGCACACGGTCGCACTGGTGACCTGGAACGATCCAGAAGACTTCTACCGTCGCAAGGTCGAATACGTGGAAGACACGGCAGGAATCGCACGGTATGGCGTTATTCAACGCGAAGTAGCAGCGATTGGCTGCACATCACGCGGACAGGCGAATCGTGTCGGTCGGTGGATTTTGAACAGTGAGCAAAGCGAAACTGAGATGGTCACGTTCAAGACCGGTTTGGAAGGCTATCCACTACGTCCATCTGCAATCATCCAGATTGCCGATGAGATGCGAGCAGGCGATCGTCGAGGCGGTCGCATCACGGCAGCGACATCAACGACCGTGACGCTTGATGAAGATTTGAGCGGAGTCACAGGCATTGATTCGGGGTCAATCTCTGTAATCTTGCCGGATGGTTCGCTTGAGACAAAAGACATTGCATCGGTCAGTGGCGCAACGATCACGACAAGTGCCTGGAGCACGACGCCAGATACGAACGCGATATTTATGGTTGAAACTGCGGCGGTAGAAGCGCAGCTATTCCGTGTAATCTCGATCATTGAACAGAACGATGGCATTGAGGTCACTGCACTTCAGCACAATCCAAATAAGTACGACGAAGTTGAGCAAGGTCTGAATTTACCGGAGCGCACGATTACGTCATTGACCACTGTACCGGATGCGCCACGCAACCTGTCTGTGGCAGAAGCATTGTATGAGATCGGCACACAGGTCGAAGTTCTGGTTTCTGTGTCTTGGGAGCCAGTACGTGGAGCCACAGGCTATATCGTGTCGTACAAAGTCGATGACGGAAACTTCGTCAGCCTGGCGCAAACAACTGCGACATCGATTGATATTCGACAAGCCCAAGAGGGTCAGTACGTGATCCGCGTACAGGCGGTCAATGGTATCGGGCGACGATCTACTACGGCGGAAATCAGTCAGGAAATTTACGGTAAAACGCTGCCTCCGGCGGATGTCGAAAACTTTTCAGTCAACGTGGTTGGCTCAGAATCGCACTTCACTTGGACTGCCGTGCCTGATCTGGATTTGTCGCACTACAAGATTCGATACAACCGTGCGACCACTGGCGCAACGTATGAAAACTCAACCGACGCCTATCCACGGGTTCCGCGTCCAGCGACATCGGCAACATTACCGGCGCGGACTGGCACATATTTCATTAAGGCAATCGACAAGTCTGGATTCCAATCAGAGAACGCGACTGAGATTGTTACGATTATTGATGCAGTCAGCGGTCTGAATGTCGTTGAGACGGTCAATGAGCACCCTGACTTTGCCGGATCGAAAGATGGCGTTGTGGCAGTCGATAGCACATTGATTCTGGATACGTCGATTGACTTTGATGATGCGGAAGGCGACTTCGATGATGCGGTTGGATTCTTCGATGGTGGCGGTGGATTCGTTGCGGAATCTGGAACCTACGATTTTGATAACGTGGTTGACCTTGGCTTAAAGTACACATCTCGCGTCACTGCACTGGTCGATACGACTCGCGTGGATTATGTTGGATTATTCGATGATGCATCTGGACTGTTTGATGCGCGGGAAGGTCAGTTCGATGGCGCATCCGATGCATTTGATGATGTGAACGTCGAACTGTATGTATCGACGACCAATGACGATCCGGCTGGCGCACCCACTTGGTCCGACTATCGGTTGTTCCAAGTTGGAGATTATACGGCTCGCGCATTGCGATTCCGCGCACGATTGACATCGCAGAAGTCGCAATCAACGCCCAGCGTGTCTTTCTTGCGTGTGACAGTAGACATGCCGGATCGCGTTCTGGCGGATTCAGATATTGCATCTGGAGCTGGCGCGAAAGTGGTTTCATTCCTGCCTGCATTTAAGGCGACGCCATCAATCGGGATCGCAGCACAGAATTTGCAACAGGGTGACTACTACACAATTACCGCAAAATCAGCATCATCGTTTACAATTACGTTCTATAACGCATCAGATGTCGCAGTGGATCGCACTTTCGACTATGTTGCGAGAGGATATGGCGAACAGGCCGCATAGGAGCAAACATGAGTCAGCACGACTTCAACATCGCAAACCAAGGTTTTCCGGCATTCCGTGCCGATCTGAATAATGCCCTGGGCGCATTGGCGACCAATTCGGCAGGATCGACAGAGCCATCAACCACATACGCATATCAGTATTGGTACGACGAAACGGCCAATCTGCTGAAGATGCGAAACGCAGCAGACGATGCGTGGATCACTCTGGCGTTCTTCGATCAGACCAATGATGAATGGGAAGTTCGCTCTGCGGTCATTCAGGCGGTGGATTCAGCGGGTGTAGTCATCAAGACAGATGATGGTACGACTCGGATCGAGGTTCAGGATGATGGCGATGTGTCGATTGATTCTGGGACTCTGTTTGTTGATGCGTCTGCGAATAGTGTAGGGATTGGGACGAGTAGTCCACTAGGTATTCTAGACGCATCTTACGGTGGCTATACAGCCGCACAGAAAAAAGCACTTGTTGTTGGGGCAGACATTGGTGCAAACACATCAAGAACTTCAAATACTCGAAAAATTGGAACCATTGCAGCTCCGCATTACGATAATGGCAATGAAATTGCATTGATGCGGGTTGATAGTTATTCAAGCGCTACTGATTTAATGATTGGCGGGACAGGTGAACTGCGTGGTGCAACATCTATTCAGTTTCGCACAGCCTCAACTACAACAGCGGCACCGGACGAACGCATGCGCATCGACTCCAGTGGTAACTTGCTAGTTGGAAGTCAAACTGCTGTCACATCAGTAGGAACTTATGGGCTTCAGTTGTATACAGGTAGTGGCTCTCAAGGACGTATAAATGCGGGCAAAACAGCTTCAGGAACGGCGTCTGCTTTAGCAAACTATCATAATGGGTCATATGTAGGCGGTGTGACGTACAGCGACACAGCCACAGCATTTCCTACCAGTTCAGACTATCGACTAAAAGAAGACTGGCGCCCAATGGAAGACTCCATTGATCGTATAAAATCATTAAATCCAGTAAATTTTGCTTGGAAACTTAATGGCGAAAGAGTCGATGGTTTCTTAGCACATGAAGCGCAAGAGATTGTTCCTGAAGCTGTTACAGGCACTAAGGATGCAATGCGTACTGAGGAGTATGTAGTTGAGCCTTCACTAGGTGATATTTATGTTCCTGCAAGTGAAGCAATTCTTGATGAAGAAGGTAATGTAGTCACTGAAGCGCAGGATGAGCAAATTGTCTCATCCGATGTTGAGCGTCCAGAGACTTTAGAAGAAGGTCAACAATGGCGTGAAACAACTCCTGCTGTTATGGGTGAGCGTGAAGTTCCTGATTATCAGGGCATAGATCAGGCGAAACTTGTTCCGTTGCTCACAGGTGCATTGCAGGAAGCGATTGCAAAAATCGAAGCACTCGAAGCGCGTGTTCAGGCATTAGAATCTTGATACAATAGTGACCGAAACCAACAGGGAGTAGGTCGCTATGTCTACAACTGCTGAAACGACAAAACACGCCATCGATGCAGTCTCTGTGTTCACTGTGATCGGTACATTATCAGACGCATTGCCACCATTGGCAGCACTCTTTACTATCCTATGGACAAGCCTTCGTATTTACGAAAGCGATACCGTCCAAGGTTTACTCAACAAAAAGAACGATGATGAGTGATGGACCCATTAACCGCAATTGCGGCATTCAACGCCAGTTACGCAGTCGTTAAGACCGCAGCCCAAAACGCTGGCGAAATCACTGACATCTTCGCAGGCATCGGCAAGATGCTATCCGCGAAACAAGCCATCGAGAAAGCAGCGCCAGATGACCCAGAGAAATCTGACCTAGAGCTATACGCTGCCAAGGTGGAAATTGATCAGAAATGGCAAGAAGTGGTCGAAATTCTGAAGTGGACCGGACACTGGGACGGCTATCAAAAATTCGTACAAAATCGACGCGAAGAAGAGAAACGAGTGCGTATCAAGGCCATCCGTGAGGCACAGGCTAGAAAGAAACAGATCATCGACGCTGCCATCATCACCGGCGGAATCGTTGCCTCAGTGGTTGTTATAGTTACCTTTTTATGGGCAATTGGTAAGTTCAAAGGAGCTGCATGATGTGGATGCTATTCGTAATCGTACTGGAGACTGATCGTTATTTCGTGTCGCCCCAGGGTCCATTCCCGACGATGCAAGTTTGCTTTGAGGCGCGTGAGTTTGTAATGCAATCTGCACCACAGCCAAAGATCAACTATGAAGCAGTCTGCATTCAGACTGACCACAACATTGGAGGCGCATGATGTTTAGCGTGATTAGCAAGATGCTTGGCTCAGGCAACGTGATCGAGCAAGGCTTGGACCTGATCGACAATATGCACACCAGCACAGAGGAAGAGATCGCCGCGAAAGCGAAAGCAAAAACGGATTTGCTCTCCGCATATGCACCGTTTAAGTTAGCGCAGCGTTACCTGGCACTCATGTTTGGTCTGACATTTTTAGGCAGCTACGCCCTAGTCCTGGCGATGACAATCTCAGGCCAGGGTGACCCCGATGCCGTCACAAAGGTGATGGAACAATTCAGCATCAACTATGCGATGTTGATAATTTTGTCATTTTATTTTGCTGGAGGCGCAGTCGAGGGCTTTTTGGAGAAGAAAAAGAAATGAGTTGGAGTTCACCTTACTTTACAAAAGATGAAATGAAATGCAGCCACACAGGGATCGAGATGATGGACCC